CTATCTTAAGGGAACATATGCTTAATCAAGGATACAAAGAAGAAAAGATTAAACGAGCTCTAGATAGGTATGAAGATGCAGGTGTTCTACAAGATGAGGCTGAAGAAGCTCTAGAATTGGTAAAAGAATTCAGGGAGAAAAAAGCAAAAAAGCTATTAGCAGAACAAGAAAAGTTTGCATTGGATGAACAAAAAGCGAAACAAGATTTTGTAGAGACTGTATATAGTACAGTAGGGCAGTTGAAAACCGTTCGTGGTGTTACAATATCTGAGTCTGAGCGTAAAGAACTTTTAGACTATATGTTTAAAACAGACAAAGCGGGTTTAACTCCGATGCAAAAAGATTATCAAGATCCTAGCAAACGTATTAACAACTTAATTGAGACAGCATATTTTATGAAGTATGCTGATAAAATAATTTCTGAAAATAAAAAACAAGGCGAAAAAAAAGCAATAGAGGACATTCGTAAAAAGTTTAAAGCAGGTAAAGAAAAGCGTAGTGCTGGGGGCAATACGAGTTTTAGTGGAACTTCCGAACCTCTTATGAAAATTGGAGCTTTGCTTAACAAATAAAATAACTAAATTTTAAAACACATGATTGACAATCTTCTTAACAATTTGCAGATCTACAAAACCAAGTGGACCTCAGATTTAAAAGATGAAGCAGAACTTTCAAGGTTACTCCTTACTGCTCCGCATAAAATGCCTGGTATCATCTCAACGATATTCGGTCGTTTCGATCAGGGTAGTGTTCTTGACTATATCACTGGCGGCATGGGCCGTACTACAGTGATCGAGAACTCTGTCTTTGAATGGGACGTTATGATTGAGCACGATAAGGCAATCGTTATTAAACGTGCTGTATACAATGGTGCTGAAATTACTTCATCCACCCTTGGTGTATATCCTGGTCTTGCAGGTTCTACATTCCAGATTTGGGTCGCCGAAAAATGGTTTGGCCCAGGTGCTCTTGTAGAATTTGATGACAACAGATTCCAGGCACGTGTAATTGGCGAGCCTTATATGGATGGTAACGATTATGTCTATACATTAACATGTACAGACGGGAAAGAGGAATCGTTCGTTCCGCCTTCACTTTTACTTCCTGGTACAAGGGTTAGCCGCTTAGCATCTGCTTACGAAGAATGGAGCGACGAGGCTGACATCTTCAATGCTCAGACTCCGTTCAAACTTCGCAACCAGCTTACTACAACTCGTGCTTCGTACGATATTAGTGGCGACGCTTTCTCTACTGTTATGGTGGTCTCTATGAGGGATCCTCAGACAAAGAAAGAAACAAAATACTGGTCTGTATATCAAGAGTGGACAGCTTGGCGTCAGTGGTATGAGCGTCTCGATAGGCTTATGGTCTATATGAAATATAACGCTGCTACAGATGGCACTGTTGCCCTTAAGGGTACTAATGGTCGTCCGGTTCGTATTGGTGCTGGTTTCCTTGAGCAAATTGCTCCTGCGAACAGGCGTGCATATACAACTCTGACATTAGAAATTCTTGATAGTTTCTTATCAGACCTTTCATATAATATTAAAGGTTTTGGTGAGCGCAACTTTGTTGGGCTGTCAGGTGAAATGGGTCTTCGTGAATTTGACCGTGTACTTCGTGATAAAGCTTCAGGTTATACCCTGATGGATCATTCATTCTTTATTACTGGTTCAGGTCAGCAACTGACTCTTGGTGGGCAATTTGTTACATACAAAGGCCTTAATGGTATTACACTTACTCTTAAGCATCTGCCTATTCTTGATGACGTTATTCATAACCGTAAACTTCATCCTGTAAGTGGTAAACCTCTTGAATCATATCGCATCCTTATCGTTGATACTAGTATGCGTGATGGTGAGGCTAACTTACGTAAGATAGTCCGTAAAGATCGTGAGCTTGTTGTATGGCATACAGCTGGTTCAGTGGCTCCTGGTTCAGGACACGCTAAATCAATCAGCACTCTTCGTTCGAATGCTAAGGACGGGTACTCAGTACACTTCCTCTCAGAGTTCGGCGTAATGCTTGCTGATCCTACAACGTCTGGCGAATTATATTGCGACGCTGAATAATACTGGATGTGATGTGGGGTGATGAGTAATCACCCCCAACATTCTTATGTTTAACTTTAAATATCTATAACTATGCAAGTTATATTGCGCCCCATAGGCTGGAACAAATGGTCAGGTATATTGAAATATAAAAACTGTTTTGATGATCTAGGACCTTATTTAACAAGATCAGGTGCTATGTACACTGGTCTTACAATGGAAGATGAAAAAAGACTTGGTTCATTGCTAGGCCTTGATTTATCCAGGTCTTCTACAAACCCGTTTTGGGTCAACTTTAGGATTCGTACTTCTGTAAACGATATTATATTAGATACAGACGATCCTCTCGATGAGCTAAAATACTTATTTTGCAAAGGTCATAAACGTGTTAAAAGTTCTCTGTTAGAACAAAAAGCAACAGCTGACTTTGTATTAATAAATAGGGATGAAGAAGCAAAAGTTGAGAATAGTTTCAACAGAATTAAAAGAGATGCTATTAAGGAATTTGATAAATTAACTCCTACAGAAATACGTAAAGCACTTAGGCTCTTTGGTTATAATGCAGAAAGCATGTCCTCTGAAGTTGCAGAAAATAGGCTTTATACTTTTGTAGAAGCCAATCCTAATAAATTTATGGATAGGTGGGTTAATAACAAATCTCGTGAAATAGAAGCCTTAATTGAAATTGCTATATCTAAAAATATTATTCGTAGGAATAAAAACATTTATAAATATGGTTCAGAGATTATAGGCAATAGTCTTGAAGATGCTGTTAATTTTCTCATGTCACCTAATAATCAAGATATACGTTTAGCGGTAATGAACGCTTGTGAAACAAAAGATTACTATGTAACAGGCGAAGCTTCGAAAGAGGATGTTGAGGAATCACGTACTCAGGACGAAGCTCCAAGACCAAAAACAAAACCAAAAAAAGAAGTAGCAAATGACTAAATCAGAAATGCATATTGCATTTAAGATTGAACTTGATAAGGTTGAATCATTACAATATCCTGCTTTTTTATCAGCTGAGATTGACTATTTTTTTGATAGGGCTCAAGATCAGTTTGTAAAAAGCAGGTATAGTGGTAATAATCCAGCTGGCACTTCTTTTGAACAAACACAAAAGAGAATTGATGATTTAAGGTACTTAGTAGTGGAGGATACACTATCAGCGGCTTTTGACGATGATATTGTAGCTCCTCCCTATACAGGACCTAAAGTATCAGAAAAACCAAACTGTTATATTGTAGATTTAACAGATCTTCCTGTAACTGATCCTTATATGTTTTTAGTAGGCGAAGAGTGTACTATAACATATACAGATAGGTTAACAGGTATATCTGTTAATAAAATACAACCTATAACAGAATGTGCTTCTAATACTTATGTTGCGCAAGTACATGATCCCCTTTCTCCTCATAGGTTGCATTATAATACAGCTAGTCCGCTTAGGTTAGTAAAGTCAGATTATATTGAATTAATAACAGATGGTACGTATAGCGTATTAAATTATACAATTCGTTATCTAAAAACTCCTACTTCCTTTGCAACATTATTAACTACAGAATCTCCTGATTTTCCAAATCATGTGCATCCTGAACTTGTAAGGTTAGCTGTTAATATTGCAATAGAGAATATAGAATCTCCAAGAGTTCAGACCTACCCTACTAAGGTAGCTGAAATGGAGTAATACTAACTTTAATAAATAATAAAAATGATTACAAAACCCTTTAAGGTTTTCATAGGTAAAGATACTGCTCGTAATGCCAATATAACTGGTAATGAGATTTTATCTCTTCTTATGACTACAACTGATGCTGATGCTTTAGGGGATGGTGAAATTATAGTACTGAATAAAGCATTTAATGTGCTTCTTCCTGGTTCTACTATAGCTGATACCGATAGGATTTATATTGCTATTGGTACTACTAAAACATTCACTCTTTCTCCAGAAAGTGGCACAGCTGTAACTGCTCGTAAGATTAAAATTTCAGATCCGATTATATCTGGTTATGTTCGTAATTTTAGTGGTAAAGCATATGCTGCAAAAACAGAACAAGAATGGGATGTTACTTTAACTGCTCCGACTGCAGGTAGGGAATACATTGTTCGTTGTATCTATAAAGACCTTTATGAACACCCTGGTATGTTTAAACAGGAGTGGCGTTATACAGCTACTGCCGCAGATGCTGCTGCTGTTGATACTTTTGGTGCAGCTGTTGCAGCTGTTATTAATGCAGATCCTAATACTAGGGTCACTGCCACATATACTGCTGGTACTGATAATTTTAAACTAAGTGCTAAAGCTATGGCTGGTTGTACGACTGGTTTAAGTGATATTGATGAGTTTGATATGGTTTTATTTGAGCCGTATTTTAACTATGTTGATTCCAATGGTCGTGAACAAGAAGCTTATGACTTTGCAATTGAAACCAACGCTTCTCGTGGAGTAGGTACTTGGGAACTTATGAGAGATCTTGAAAAAGACGCTTGGGGTTACGAAGGAGTATATAATAGGCGTGAATTCCCTGTTATACTTCCTGATTTTCATACAAGTACTTCTCTGACTTATAATCTTGTGATTATAGAACATGAGATTCCTTACAAAACTCCCAATAATTTGTATCTTGAAACAACTCAGGTAAAAACTATTATTGCCTTTGTTAACAGTGCCAATGGGGATGGTCAGCAAGCATTTGTGCTTTCACAGCTCAATCCTTGGATGGCTTCAACTCCGGCTGGTTTCCCGAATATAGCAGCTCTTTAATTAACTCTTTAAATATATAGAATTATGGCAAACGCAAATGAATTTTTAAA